AGGACCGTTAGCATCGCCATCAAATCCGTTACCTGGGGTAATCACATATTGCTCTTGACCTACATAATCTTGAGCTAAAAGTGTCCAAGTACCGAATCCGCAAACGCCAAAAGTAGGCACTTCTGCACCGTTTTTCACAGTTCCAGAAATATACTGAAGGACATTCTGACGAGTTGGGTTTACACCACCAGCAGCATACACTTTGGATTTCCACCAAGTGTAAGTGTTACGGTTGATGTTACCGTAAGTTACAAGGTTTGTACCATCGTCAATTGCGCCTGGCAAACCAATAAACTGCTGAGTATTGGTTGTGTTGTTGTACAGAGCTGTAGCCATTGCATCCATCATTACATTGGTTGCATCGTTCATACGAGCTTCAATCAATGGAATAATGGCATAGTCTTGCTGTACAGCGCCTTCCATACCGAGAAACGGTACAGGAGCAATCATCAGCTTGAGGTTGAACTCAGCATTATATGCACCTTGCTGAACGGCTGGTTGCGTAAAGCTACCAGAATAGTCAGACCATTGTGCGTTAACAAATTGAGCGCCTTGAACTGGTACAGTTACTTGGGATACACCACCAGAAGCCTGTTGACTATTAGCAATCAACGCAGCCATCAAGGGTGTGCTGTTATAAAGTTGTACGACCAGCTTGGGGATAAACGCTCTACGAGTTACATAAGTAAGTTCGTTATATTGCGATGTACCCGTTGCTGGAAGAATACCGCCACCTATAGGCATAGTTTATCTCCAAACAAAATTCAAATATCCCCTATTACTGCGTACTTCAAATACCAATTGGTCGAGTGTTTTTACGCAACTCTTGCAATGCTTTTGCTGCTTCATTTCTTGCACCTTGAACTGGGTTCTTCCAATACTCATTCAAATTAAAGCCTTTGAGTGGGCTTGGGCTGTAGCCAGATGGTGTAGGTTGGGCAGCTTGTTTCATCCAGTCAAAATACTCAGCAGCAGTTTCGTGATCGGATATTTTCTTCTCAAGCATAATTTTCTCGATTTCCTCAATATCTTCTTCCGAAGCTAAACCCTTTTTAACGAGCCTATCTCTGCGCTTTTGTAATTCTTCCAACGATTCTTTTTCCTTGAGCTTGGCTTCCAATTGGGCTACCCGATCTTCAGCTTGTGTCACTTTCTTTTCGGTGTAATCCTCAAGCTCTAATTCAGGAATAGGCAAATTAGGTCTAACCTTTTTGGTCAAACGCAAGGCTTCTTTACGAGTAGCGGGATTTTCAGCTAGCTCTTTCATAAGCATAGCCAATTCATCCCGTTGCTCTAAACTAATATCTTCTAAGCTCATCTTTTATCCCCTTAATTAATTTAGATGACTTTTTTAGTATCACCAGGTTGGCTCATAGACATCATGTTTTTGTAGCCAGCCTTGTTAGCAGCACTTAAGCCACCGAACTCAGAATAACGAGGAGTATTGATTACTTGACCGTTTTTCTGGTTGTTGTCTGTTGGTTTGCGTGGTTGACTTGCGCCACGAGGTTTAAAGAGTTCCATTTTTGATCCTTTACATGGGTTGAGGTGAAGGAGTGGCTACAGGCGATGGTGCTGGAGCAGCCATTCCAGGAATTGCTGGCGCTTGTGACATTGCTTTACCTTCAGGCGTAGCGCCACCAGCTTGAGGTAATGTTTGCAACATTTGTAAAATTTCGCTCGATTGCAAAGCGCTAGCCTGGTCCTGTTTAGGACCAAGAACACTAGTAATCGTGCGAATTGCGTTTAATAGCTTTTTACCTTCTTCTGAATCCGCACCTAGAGCTGGCAAGGATTGTTTTAACAAATCCATAGCCATTGAAAGGTTGACCATTGCGCCTTCCCGATTACCCATCTTAGGTTCGGGCGTGGACATGGGTGCGCTCATAGGAGGAGAGCTTGAATCGGACATACCAGGCAAAGGCGATTCTGGTACTGGAGGAACGCCAGAAGGAGTAGCGGAATCCCGTTGGCTTCTAATCATTTCCATTAGTTTGTCTGGTGCTACTGCCATAACTTTTTCCTATCAAATTACTGCATAGATTAAACCTAATCTATTACTTGTCAAGTGGGGGGTATTATTTTTGCTTCCCTCCCCCCAAGGGAGGTTATCGGTCACCCGAATAATCCTTGCGGATTACTTGCGAGCTTTACGACCTTTGCGAGCTTTGCGTGCCATTTTGATTTCTCCAATTAGCAGCGGTCACCTAGTTATAAGGTCAGGCAGCCACAACCTTGTTTTCACCCTCACAGTGAAACTTATCTACGGGTCTTACGACCACGCTTCATCTTTTTGCCGTACATAGCCATCTCCAGTTAACTATCCCCTAACTTGTCTGCCCATAGTCCTTGTTTTTGGACTACGACCATAACTCTGTATATTGCTTACACGATACTCCAAACCAGCGGGTTTTTCACCACGCTGAAGGTTCTCGGTCCTTACTAGCGGTTGATCTGCTTTTGGTGCAATGTTTTGACTAGCCAACTTGTTGCTCCCGTTTTGGTAACTTGATCGGTTGCGCTCCACCCGACTGCGGTGCTGCGCCACCACCCTCTTTTTCTTGCCGTTTTAACTTGTCTTTTAACAATTGTTTCATTGGAGGTTCTAGCAAGTCAAGTAGGGATTCTTTGTCAATGGCTTGAGCCTTAAACAAGTTAAACGCCAATTGTTTGAGATCCTCCGTAAAGATTGGGCTGTTGCTGTGTGCATCAACCTTCACCACATAGTCTTTGGTAAATTGTTCAGCAATAAACTCCTTGCCTTCGGTGTCCACAAAATGTGTTGGATCGTAGGATTGCATGAGCTTTAGGTACAGAGTAGCCATCTTTTCTAAGCTATCCTCAACGACTAATGCCCGTTTTTTGGCTCTAGAACTTCCTAACCTGGCTAATTGGCTAGCGTGTCCTTGAGAGCGAACACCTGATTCGCCACGCCCAGAAAGAACATTGCTAATCCCCGAAACCTCGGAGAACATCGCATCAATCTCACGAATGACCTCAAATAAATCGGTAGGCATATTAGGCGCTAGACGATCTACCTTGGCGTTTGGCATATCGGTTGCCAATAAACCACCAGCTCGGTTCAGAGCAAAGTTCTTCTCATCCAATATACCAGTAAAGCCTACAAGGGCGGTAGGAGGGCTTACTTGCTTAGACAATAGGTCTTGCACCTCGTTCATGCGCTTGTTGCGAAGCTGTTGCAACATGATGAGCTTTTGGCACTCGGATTCTCCCCAGTAATAGTCGTACAAGGGGTTTGGACAAACTTGAATAAATGGACATTCGCCCTTTAGAAAAAGGCTAGCACCTGGGCGGTCATAGATAATCACCCTAGGGCTAGCAATGGTCACCACTTGATAATCTTCGGTTTCGTCATTCCACACCCATAACTCGTGCATCTCAATCGTATCTTCGGCTACTCGTGGGATGTACTTCATCTCGCCATACAAGTCCAGATTGACATTACCGTAAATGGTCGGATTAGTCTGGCTTGTAATGATGCGGTTAACGGCATTGGGCATCTCCGATTCTTTAGGAGATACCATTGTGGAGAGTTGGCTTACGATTTCCTCTCGTCTTGGGTGGGAATACAGACGGGCGTAAAGGTCGGACTTGGTAATGTAGTATGTCTGAATTAGCGCTTCTTGCCTGTCTGTATATGGGGTATCCTCACGCAGCACGCCCATAGCGCCAGCTTCTACCATGTAAGGATGAATACCATTGTTCATGACGAGCTTAACAAAGCTCGTGTTGTAAACCAATGACCAATTAAGCGCTTGTGAAAACACCTGATCGGCATTGGAGTTTAGCCATTCGTCATTTAAGGCTTGGGTTAACGATGGCGTTTTACGGTGTTCAATCGGATTGACCGATGCGCCCAAACCGATAGAGAATCGAGTGGTTTCGGCTGAATAAAGAAAAGAAGAAAGCTGGTCAAGGTGAGGGTTAATCTTATTAAAGTAGGCTGGCGCTTCTTCTGGTCCAGAACCAAATAAATAATACGAGCGTAGTGTTGTGTAATCTCCCCGTCTTTCTTCTTTTGACACCATGCACTTTTGCATGATGTCTAAATAAAAATCTTCTCTGTCTGCGTTATTTGACGGGATTCTCATGTCTTGATCTTTAGATTATCAGGATCTCTCAAGGTTGCTTTTGGATCTACTCTAGGTCCTGAGTTTATACCAGCCTGAGATGGTGTCAAGCCCACCGATTCGCCTTGTACGGATTGAATAGCTCGACCACCCAATAAGGCTTGCATATTTAGTCCTTGGAAACCGCCACCCCAGATTGCTGCATCACCAGGGCGGGCTTCTTTTGGCGTGTTCTGGATCGGTTCAGGTTTGATTTTGTCTTTGTTGACCTTTCTTTTACGGGTGGCAAACTTTTCGGCTTGTTCGTACTCTTTTTCGCTGAACTTGTTTTGACGGGTGAGGTAACCGCTTTGGTGTTCGCCTTCCCTCGTGGTTTTGATGTCTGACATTCCGAACTCGATGGCAAGTTGCTTGGTGGACTTGTCGGTGAACTTGGTTTTAGGCGAAATCGTTGCTGGAGCTTGGAGAAAAACAATAAAAACTTCATCTTGGCATCCTTTCATTGGACATTGCGCTTTGGTACTCTCAAAATACCCATGTGTCGGGCATTTGTAATCATTTTTGACTGGCATCTTATCCCCTTCCTAATTGCTCATCAAGCGTTACACTATCATAATCACATCTATTACTAATACCTACTTTAATCTTTATCTCACCATTAACTAGGTGTAAACCCGTATTCTTATATAAGACTGGCTTTGCTTCCTTGCGATATTGCACAAATTTGCTGGTATCTCGGTTCTGCATAATGGCTATTTCCCCGTTTTTCCACTCGGTATAGCCTTTTGACACTCTGCGCTGAATGTATTCAGTCAATGGTTCGGTTTCATCTCTAAATACGGCTTCCAAAATACTGGATGACACCCCACACAGATCGGCAAATAATTCAATACTAATACCTCGATTGCGGTCTTTTAAGAATCGTTTAATGGTTTTACGCAATACGGCTTTAGGTAAGGTTGGTTTCATTGCCCATACACCCCTATTCGTTTGAGGTAGTCTGACACATTGCGCCCAACTGTCAATTGCTCTGGAGTGAAATCATCCTGAACTTTAGACACTTCTCGTGTAATCTTTTGTGCTATGAGCCTAGGTTGCACTTGTTCGGCAAATGCAGCGCACGCTAGCGCACTTGCAATGACCCGATCATCCTTATTGCGACCCGATGCTTCAATTGAACCATTATCTCTAATCATGGTTTTCATTTCTTCAATGGTGTCCATATCGTAAATATCCATCATGCCACGCTCAAAGTAGTCCTTCATGTAGGTCAACATTCGTTCTTTGGTAGCCGATGTAGTTAACCAGCCAATGCTGTTACTAATGCCACCTAAAGTATCGTTTCTGCGCCAGATGTAATTTTGCATATTAGCGTACACATCCATTAAATCTTTGCCCATTGCGCTACCCATTGCAGCAGCTTGTCTGCGTAGGTTTTTCAGTTCATTAATAACGGCTTGACCTGGACCGTTAATCTCTAGGTTCAGCGTAGAGTTTTTGTATGCGCCAGCCAAGTGAGCAATAATCCAAGCAAATTGATAGGTGTTTAGTTCGGATGTCGCAAACGCAGCCACTTGCTCAAGCCCGTCAGCATATACCCGATAGACTTGAATACAGAAACGATCAGCCCAATCAGAACTACCGTAAGCGGGATCAGCGCCAATAACATAATAAGCAGTATCAACAGGCTGTTCCCAAACCTTGAGCGTAGCCAATCTGTCTGTGGACTTAACCACCTCAGTATCTTGGAAGTTAACTCCAAAGCTATAGCGATAGTATTCACAATCCATTCGCTTAATCTTTTTGACAGCATCCGTACACCTCGCATTAGAAAAGAAAGAAGTTCCAGTCATCACAAAGGCATAGTCCTCAGTAGGAGGAAACTCTTGGTACATGAGCGAATCGTCTTTAATTCCTTCGTAGAGCTTCCAACGCCACCAGGCAATTTGCCTTGAATTGATTTCATAGCCGTAGAGTTTTTTAATATCTTTAACCCATTCTTTTTCTTCGCCTGTGAGCTTGCCATCCCAATACACTTTGTAAGTATTGCTGTTGGGATCGAGCATATACAGCTCATTGCGCCACCAGCCACAAAAGATTGCTCGTTGGGTTCTCGCCCGTTTAGCGGTGACATACATATCGTGGAACATATTAAATCCTCGTGCTGTACTTTCAAACATATACAGACGATCAGGGTTCGTTTCTGCGAGTGATGCTAGGAGGGATGCTAGTCCTTCTTCATCTCCCCAAGAGCTTGTTTCTGTACCATGCAAGTATGTAATAGCCTTGCCACGACCCAGACTTCCTTTGGCTCTAAGTCCAGCGACTTGATAAAAGATACGGCTGCGGTTCTTGAGGGAAAGCTGATTGCGGTTGTGAGCAAGGATCGGGATGCGATACTCCTTGGGCAAACCATCCATATACATTCCCAAGGTTGATCGGAACATATCTCGGTTTTCTTCCGTATCCGTTGTAAGTGTTCCCTGAAGCCCTGGGTGTGTAAAGTGCCAGTAGAGATCGAGTGCGAGTGAAATTGTGGTGATGCCAAGTTGCCTTCCTTTCAAGATTACAAAAAAATGCACATCGTCTTGCAGTCCCTTTGTAATCTCATCCATTACATAAGTTTGGCTACCCAATAGGTTGCCCATCTTTTTTAAGCCTTGCTCTTTCGTTTCAATCTGAAGCTGTGAGCAAAATTTGTAAAACAGTTCTTTATTAAAGTTCATGGACTTGTTTGTTAATCCAGTTATAGGTGTGAATCAAACCATCTCGAAGCGAATAATTTGGTTTCCATCCTAATTTTTCGTAAATTAATTGATTGTGTGAGTTTCTACCACGCACACCCAACGGTCCATCAATGTATTTTTTGTGAATGGTTTTGCCAGCAATATCGGCAATGATGTCGGTCATTTGATTAATGGTGACCATTTCATCTGAACCAATGTTAACGGGTAAAGAACAATTAGAACGCAATAAACGGATTGTTCCTTCAATACATTCATCAATGTATAAAAAAGATCGTGTTTGTTCTCCGTCACCCCAAATTTCAATGGTGTCGCTGCTTTCTGCCAAAGCAATCTTTCGGCACAGCGCTGCGGGTGATTTTTCACGCCCACCTTGGTATGTACCCAATGGACCATAAATATTGTGATACCTCGCAATGCGAGCATTTATTCCATAATTACGGTTATACGCCAAATACAAGCGTTCACTAAATAATTTTTCCCAACCGTATTCGCTATCGGGATTGGCGGGGTATGCAGAACTTTCTTCGCAGTTTGGATTATTAGGATCAAGCTGATTGTGTTCAGGATACATACACGCTGAACTTGAATAAAAAATACGCAAGTTACCCGTTTTCACGCATTGGCGCAAAACATTCAAATTAATGGTAGCCGAGTTGTGCATCACATCGGCATCGTGTTCGCCTGTAAAAATATAACCAGCGCCACCCATATCGGCAGCAAACTGATACACCTCATCAAAGCGTTGGTCAATAACTTCGCTAACAAAATATTGGTGCGTTAAGTTTCCAATAACAAACTCATCGGCTTGGCTGTCTGAATAAGGCGGGTACTTTAAATCAACCGCCCTAACCCAAAAACCTTCTGACTTTAAACGGTTTACCATGTGGTTACCAATAAAGCCACCACCACCTAATACCAATGCTTTTTTCATGTTGTTATCCAAGGTAACTTGTTATTAAATTTTTCCATCATCCAACGGTTACCAATTTCAAAGAACTCCTTTTGCACTCCACAATGACCGCCTAATCGAAAGTTAAAGGTGTGCTTATTGGTGCAAGCAAAGTTTGGAAATATTTGCCGAGCTGCGGAATAAAAATGTCGGTCTGCTTGTGGGTCACGCCTGTTTAAGACCACCGCAATTTGTTTTAAACACTCAGTTCTCATTCCCCACATACACCAGTCCACAAAATGATGACCTTCTACATTCCAGGCATGATGCAGCTCACCCAATGCTTCGCAGTTGTCTTGCATGAGAAAGTTGCCTTGTTCGTCATAGACTTTGCGTAATGAATACGCCCAATCATAGCCAGCATTAATTTTCGCCATGATGTAGCGCACATGGTGTTCGTCATACCAGTCATCGTCATTGCAAAAGAAAGTAACATCCTCGGTAATGAGTTGTGGAGCAGCCGCTAACCAGCGTTGACCCGCATAGCCATTACCACCGATCTTATTCCCCCAATACGACCATTTAGCTTTATGTTCCTCATAATCTTTGGTCATGTCATAAAACTTGGCTAGATCGTTCTCGTCATCGCCATCGCACAACACATAATGCGTGCAAGGATAGCTTTGGTAGGATATAGAGCGTAAAGTCTTTTCTAAAGTCTTTCTGCCTGTGGTAACGGTAATGACCGCTGCGCTTTTCATTGGTGTTTGCCTAATCGTTTGTTTTCAAAGTTCGGGAGATCCCAATAAGCGACCTTTAGTCTAGCGGAATGGTTGCGTGCCAGTTGAATGAGTGCGTTGTAAGTCATTTCAGAATACTTTGCTTTCCACTGCGCTGCTAGTGCTATTTTGTCTTTCTTTTTTCGACACGCTATGGCTCGCATCATTTCGGTCTTGTAAAGAAGTCGCTCTTGGTTAATCTTGTCAATGTCTGGCATCGCCATCGTCAATATCTAACAATGATCGTATGC